GAAACTCTTCACTCTTTTCAATCTCCGCCTCTTCGATAGGCATATAGTTCTTGCTTATGTAGTAGCGATCACCACCCTCGTAAGGCTCGCCAATTCCAAGTCGTTGACGAATCTGATTCGGTGAGATTGCACCGACAGAAAAGAGCTTCACACAGCGATTAACTTCAGCATCCAAATCCCTTACATCGATTTTTTCAAATTTGAAGACATAGTTTTTGATTTGTCTTTCTTCAAGTAGAGAATTGATAATTCCTTCAGCTAACTTTTGATGATGTCTTATAACTGTCTGGACGTAGACTTTTGTTGCTTCTTGAGCAGTAGTGCCGCCAAGTGAGCCGACCTCAGCAATACCAATACGATAGGGAGGCATTGAGTACGCTGTGAGAACTTCGTCTCTTAGAGTTTTGTGAAGAATTCTGAACGAGCCTTCTTTGACTTCGTTTTCAATCGGAATCCACTTAATTTCAGAAGACTCATCAACTGAACACACGACAGTCTTATGCGCTTTCTCAGACCCCTTAATTTGAGTGTCAATGAATTCTCGTATGCGTTGCTCTGAGCCTTCTTCCCACTCGCCTTTCAATACAACAAGCGCTGCGGGTATGCCGTAATTTTCAAAGAATGCAAGATTGAAGTCACGAATACCAATAAGACCGATTACAGAGCCGACAGCAGAGAGAATTGGCGGAGCGCCATAATATGATGAGCGTGAATAGTAGTTTCGCTTGAAAATAAGTTCATTTGCTCGTTCTTCAATGTCAAAAGTGCCTTCTTCGCCAGTTGTTTTTGAAATATCGCCTTCTTCTTTGAATGCTTTGAACCAGACTTCACGTGTGTTTCGACGCTGAAGAAATTTTTTGCCTGACTTGTGAACTTTGAGCGTATGAGCAGGCACATGGTATATCTCTTCTGGCTCGTTTTGGAGATTCCTCACAACTTCAATTGCAAGCCAGCCTATTGAGAGGTAGTCAACAAGCGAAGCGATAAGAATCTCTTCTAATGACGGCTTTTGTGTGAGAAGAAACTTTTCTGCTTTTTCCCGCTCTGCTTCGTTTTCTTTTTCACCTTCCTTGAGTGCTAAGTGCCAGCCGAGGCCACATGCGTCTTCAGCTATTCGTCTTACACAACGGTCAAAATATACATTATTCTCAAGCAGATTCAAAAACGACTCGGGCGGAAATGGCGGACTTACAATTCCACGCTCGCTGTAGAGTATTTCTTCTTGTTTGATTTGTTTTGAGTCTTTCTTAATTTCATACTTCTTAAATTCTTCTGCTTTTATGAGTCTCCTCTCCGAGGTGTAGACAAAGACTCTTGCTTTCTTTTGCGGTCGATAATCACTATACATAGACATAGCTTTTCCTCCTTCTCGTTTCACGAGTCTCAGCGAAAGCATAGATTATCGCTTCAGCCCTGTCCGGCGAGCGGCCAAGTCGCTTTTTGATTTCTTCTTTTGGGATGATTTCAATCTGACCAGTCGAATTGATATTGTAGGTGATTGCCATGAATTGAGCGAGTAGCTCATGGTCATTTGGTATTGAAATAAGCGGAAGCACTTCTCTTAGACCCCAGTGAATCTCAGCTCTCAGATTTCGAAATTGTGCAGGCGCTGAGGCTCTCGCTGAGCCGTGTATTTCGATGATTTTGATATTGACGTTGAGCATCTGCTCTTTTTCGCTTTTTTGCTCTTTGAGACGGTCGACGACACCAGCGCCGAGACCGTCAGCATCAACTTTCACTGTAAATTGAGAAAGTGCTCGTCCCCAGTGTGGAATGAGAAACTCATAGACACAGCGCCAGACTTCGCCGACCGTTCGCATTGTGTCATGACCTCGTGTAATTGAGAAAATTTCAGCTTTGAGTCCCTCACGCACTGCAATGACTGTCTCATCACTACCAGAGCGAGCAACGTCAACGCCGATCGAGATAGGTCGTCCTCTCTCAACTTCTCTCGACATTGCTTCTCTCAAGAACGTGTAGTCGTAGACATGATTTTTTGCCTCTGAGAGTGCACTCCAGTCGCCTTTGAGGAATGCACGCTGCAGATTTTCAGGCAATGTATTTTTCATTTTCTCAATATAGTCAGGCGGAAGATTCGCTCGATTGTCCTCAGGCAATGAAGGTATGAAAATATGATCTTCAAGATTTCTTTCAATGAAACGTTCTTTGAGCCACCCTTCTGATGGATTACAAGTCATAAGAAAATAATGACGAATGTTCGGCAGCTTAAGTCTCAGACGAGTAGAGAGCATATTGATCTCTTCCTCTGTGAACTCCTCAACTTGATCAATAGCAATGAAGCCATACTCGCCTGACATGAATTTTTTCCAGTCTTGTTTTGGATTATCGCCGAGTCCGCCATAACGAATTCGAGATTTGTTTTTGAGAGTGATGATTTTTTCTGTTTGATTCCATTTCTCAACAAGCTCGAGAGGCAAGAATTTTTCAAATTGCGGCAGCACAGTGTCTCTGAATGATGGCCAAGTTTTTCTCAGGAGAAGACCGAAATTATTTGGATAATCGAGCGAAAGTTGAATTGCTTCATTTATGAGTGCTGCGGTCTTGCCACCGCCCATAGCACCGCCAAAAAGTTTGTAGCGGTGAGGTGCCTTGTGAAACATCAATTGTTTCAGATTCCGTGTTGGATCATATACACGCCTCAAATCAACTACTATCTCTTTCATTTTCTTCTTTTTTCGGTCTCGGCACGGCTGAAATAACTTTCACAACTGTAACTTCGCCAGAGTGTTCGACTTCAGTTCGTTCTGTGTAGCCACGGTGTTTGCCCCGAGTGCGTAAGAAGAATGTAATAGCGCCGAGATTTTTCTCATTGATAAGACTTATAAGTTTGTGCTCTGCAAAATCGAGCAGCGCTTCTTGTTCTCGTTCAAGCGCTTTTCTGAAGCGGGAGTCGTTTTTGAGCCATTTGTAGAAAATTGTGCGAGATATGCCGATTTTCTCGCAGATTAGTGAGACATTACCGCCGCACTCAAAGTATAATTCAATGAAACGTTTTTTCAGTTTTTCTGTGCGACGCCTTCTGAGCAATGCACGATTCGTGTCAATTTTGTTAATTTTGGCCAAATGCTCCTTATTTGTCTTTTCAGTCTTCTTGTTTTCGCTCATGGCTCTCTATTATTCAGAATTTGTTTGAACTCTTTTGCTTTGATTGATTTTTTTCCTTCCATACCGAGAAGCTTTTGAATTTCAAAAAGCTCTTCTTCGTCTTCACAAATGATAGTTATGAGTTTTCTTGATTCTGAGGATTTGGAAGGCCCAAACTCCTCAAGGATAGCACTTAAGGAGATAGGTTCTTCAATATCAACTTTGAAATCCTCAATCTGAATCTCATCCTTGAATGGATATACAAGTTCAGCAAGTTGTTGATCTTGATAGAAACCGACTCTATCGTTGTCGGAGAGGGAATATTCGATTTTCTCTTTCTCTGTAGGTGCATCGACGATTGAAACTTCAACCTCATGAAAACCAAGCTCCTTGAGTGCAAGAAGTCGAACATTACCACCGAGAACAATATATTTTCCCTGCTCTTCTGTAACAATGAGAGGCTTATAGAAGCCGAATCGACGAATTTGACGCTTGAGTCGCTCAAAATCTCGCTCTTTTACGGCTCGGGGATTTTTCTCCCAGCATTCGAGTAAATTGATATTAACTTTTTTGATTTTCATTTCTCGCTAAACCAGAAGACAACTATCATAGTGTAGAGCCAGACAAGCACTATAAATGGAAGACCACCGATGAGAATTGCAATACGCTCTCCCTTTGAAAAGTGAATCTTAATGCCGAGCGTTGAAAGAAATAGAATGAAGGCGATTGCGAAATGAACTATAAGAATCCACACGCAGACTGACATCGCTAACTCCGTAAGATTAGGGAGATGAGAGCACCGACAAGCCCGAGTAGAGCTGTGATAATGATCCTAAGAATCCACTCGACTCGTCTCACTAAGTGCGCAAATTCATTTTCTTTGAAATCCTTGAAGTCATCTCTTAAGTCTTCGACCTTTTGATTGACTTCTCTGAGTGTAACTCGACTGCAATCTCGTCGCTTTGTCATCGCTGCCTCCTCTTAGAACTGTGATAAT